CAACCATGATAGTGACACCCGCTGCTCGATCATCTCGATCACCTCAAGACCGCTATACAAAGCCTTGGTGTCCTGTACCCAGGAGAGGAGCTGATTGACGCAACCACGCTGCTCGTCGTCAAGGGTGAATGGTGTAGCATCCTCACCTACCTCATACACTCCTTTGTTCAGGTAGTGCTTCATCACTTCATGCAGCATAGTGCCTTCCTCGGCGAACGGTGAGGACGGGTTAGGCAGGCCCTTGCTTGCCTTATAACTGCCGGGGCAAGCGATGATCCGTGGAAGCTGACTTGGTGAAAACTCTGCGTGTTTTTCGGTGCTCATGACTGCATCTCCTTAGTTGAGTTTAATTTACATTGCCAAAACAACGATTAAAGCCCCAATGGCTCCAGAGACGACCCCAACGACTCCTATAGCAATAAAGATGAAACCTAACCAGTGGTGCTGCCCTTCTGGAGTAAAAAAGATAATCAGGGGGGCCAGAACCACTAAAAGCACTTCAATTATTGCACAGGTAACTGCAACCTTAAACATTGGACTCATGACTGCATCTCCTTAGTTGGTTAGTTAAACTCATCTCCAGCCTGCTTGCCTTTGAGTTGCGCAAGGCGGGCCTCCAGTTGCTTTATCTGCTCCTCTACAGTCATAGGAGCATCTTCTTCTGACATCAACTCCTTCGCGGGTTCTTCTCGTAGTGGGGGCATATAGTATATTATTTGTGCTCTGACACCTGCAAGCATCTGAGGGTGTTTACCAGACACCTGAATTGACCACGCCTGCACTGTTTTCTTAGCTTCGTTATACTCCTTTGAGTTCAAAGGTGCCTTCAGTCCTAACAGATCAAATATCCTGGATAGCTTGAGTCGTTCCCAGCGCCCCTCCAGTTGTGCTCTCTCAACATCAAAGTTGTAGTACAGTGCCTCCTGTATGGCCTCATTGGGCATGTGCATCAGACCGCTATTGATCGCATCCCTTATAGCAATCACCTTCTGGTCTTTTGGGTCTTCAGGATTAAACCAGTGAGGTTCACCGGACATCATAATATCATACATCTGACCCCACAGCATGTCAACATCTATATGGTGTTTATGTTTTAAATCTTGTAGCCAGATACAGAGATACCTCCGGTTGCCGGTTATGTCCCTCAGAAAGTTAGGCTCATTAGCGGAACCAGCAAACACTGTGCGTCTCACCATCTTAACAGGTGCTTCACCGTAAGGCAACACCACCATGTCATTGGTAGCATCAAGGAATATCTTTAACTCTGATGACCCTTGACGTGCAAAGTACACATCAACCTCGTTGAGACTACATATTAGCAACCCTTGCAGCTCCATTGCCAGCTTAACGCCATCAGTCCTAAAGCCCCCGCCGAAGTTTAACCTCTTTTCCGCACAGAAATCTCGCAGACCCGGAGGGAACAATGACTGTATCCAGTTGGATTTGCCCAACTCCTGCGGCCCAATCAAGATTAGCATCTGATTAAGACGTGCAGGGGTATGTGTGTTGCTATCCTGAGTAGCCGCTACCACCACTTGGAGTAGCCACTTCCGCAAGAACTGTTGGTACGCGAAATCAAAGCTCCGGTTTTTAGGGAGCAGGGTATCATATAGACTGGCGAGCCTGTCCTGACCATCCCACTTTTTATGGCACTCAATAAAGTAATCCCTGATGATGTTACGAGGTGTTGATCTACTCCGGGCTGTCAATATCTTCTTCAACTTACTTTCCCCAAAACTCGATGGAGGGAAACCAAGAGATACAAGGTCAGTACATATAAAAGCTGCCACTTCCCCCAGAGATAGCTCTGATGGATACGACTTTAGGTGCCACCGTGCTGCCGCCCGTGCTGACATCTTGATCTTACTCTGCTTCGTGATTTCATCGAAGTAAAGTTCAACTTGGCAGAATTTCAGGTATGCTATCAAGTTGCCATGAGTGGGCATCAAACCGCCTTTCTTCCCCTTATCGGGGAACTCTGGACGCTGGGATGCCGCCAACTTGATAAGTAACCCTATGGTTATTGAGTGTGGCTTAGTGCGAAAAGACTCCCACTTCTGACCACAAACCTCTGCGTCATAGTTATCCCCTTCTGCTGACCACTCATTCCAGATTGCAAAGCCCTCAAGACTCCCACTGAAGTTGTGGTGTATAGCCTGCCCGATTTTAATCCACGCGGCATAGTCTTCGGTTCCATTCAGTTCATCCAGAAGTTCGGCCTTGTCAAATAGACTTGTCAATGATGACCCTGTTAGAGCTTTGACGGGGACAAGGCGTAACAGCTCCCGTACCTTTGTAGCCGACAACCTCGTGTATCCTTCTACTGGTCTCTCTGTGTCCTTGTTCTTGTAGTTATCAACATCGCTGAAATCTTCTGGAGCCGCAAACGGAGCTTTGTAGCCCAGCAACTCATAGACCTCATTAGCAGATGATGCTCTGATAGTATTCGTGTCTCCTACCGTCTGGCCTGTCAGCGTAACATAGCCAGAGGAAACATATACCTCCACACCGTTTAGCGTTAGCTTGTTAGATTTGAAACTCTCTTTGTCTTGTACGGACAGGATAACATGGAGACCTTTACCCGACGGAGATACCTCCGTGTAGGATTGAAACTTTAAAGCAGCCTCTTTTAGTGTCTCAAAGGGTGTCTTTTTTTTATCATCATCGAAGTCTAAACAGATGAATGGGTGGTCTAAGGTATAACGGAAGCCTAATCCTCTGGTTGTTTCACATTGGTTGAATGCTTGATTTGTTTTCTTCTTAGCCCATTGGGGGTCATCTGGTTTCTTCAGTAACTTTATTGCACCACTCTTTAACTCTTTGGGTACTGGGAACCAGGGGATAAAGAACGGGTGCTCCTTGAGTTCATCAGGAATGTTCTCTGCTATCCACTGAATACTGCCCATGCTGACTTGGTTTACATCAAGTTTGTCTGTTATAATTGCCATGTCATCTTGCCTTGGTTATGCGCACCCGGTTTAAGAGTGCGCTTGTAGTGTGTTAGAGTTCGTTGATCAGGTTGCGGAGGTCATTGTACTGGGCTTTGCGTTCTGCTGCCCGTGCTGCTGCCTCCAATGCTGCTGCCGCTGCCTCTGCTGCGTCTGCTGCCCGTGCTGCGTCTGCTGCGTCTGCTGCGTCTGCTGCGTCTGCTGCCCGTGCTGCTGCCCGTGCTGCTGCTGCGTCTGCTGCGTCTGCTGCGTCTGCTGCGTCTGCTGCGTCTGCTGCCCGTGCTGCGTCTGCTGCGTCTGCTGCGTCTGCTGCGTCTGCTGCGTCTGCTGCGTCTGCTGCTGCCCGTGCTGCTGCCCGTGCTGCTGCCGCTGTCCGGTCTTCGCCTGAGAGCCGTTTGGCAGCCCATCTCTCCCATTCGGGGCACCCACTTTTCCCCAACGCCCGGCGGATCGCCCGTTCCACCGTCTGATTCAACCACTGGTGGAGCTGTGGTTCAGGCAGCAGGCCGGAGTTGAGCACGGCTTCAATAGCTGCGGTGGGGTTGCCTTTGTGGTCTGAGTTCGTCAGGATGCAGAGCAGCTTAACCGCTAATGATGGCTCATGGGCTGCCATTTCCTGTTCTGCTGTCCACGTTGGCAGGATTGGCTCCACCAGTGGCGCGGGTGGCTTGAGGAGGCTGGTCAGTTCTTCAATGCTTTGCGCCCGTCTCAGTGCCTCCTTAACCAGGGGGAGAAAGTCCTTGTGCTCCGCCTTGGTCGCGTGGGCCGGGCAGTCAACAGATAAGGACGTGTCCGCGCCCTCCTGCGTGATGAAGGCGTTTTGCCAAATACCGCCGTCGGGCAGCTTGCCTATGGTGAGGGTGAGGGTTTTGAATGGTGACTGCTTCAGACTTTTAACGTAACTCATTTTGGCTCCTTTTGCACGGTTATCTGGTTGGTGTTACGGGTTCAGCGTTTGGTGTTACGGGTTCAGCGTTTGGTGTTACGGGTTCAGCGTTTGGTGTTACGGGTTCAGCGTTTGGTGTTACGGGTTCAGCGTTTGGTGTTCAGAACTTTCGTCCAGTACCGCTTACTGGCTACCTTCAAACAGGTCTGGCAGGTCTTGTAGCCCTCTTGTGGAGTGGCCCCGCACTTACACAGCCCGTCTGCTCTATGCTGTCTTTGGATGCGCCGGATAACGGCATTCTTACTTTCAGCGCATGTTTGGCAGAGCAGCCGCCCTTCACGTGAATTGCATTCACCGCAGATGGTGCATATCCCCGCCAAGGCTCTCCGTTTTCTACGTTCAACAGCCAGCTCGTTATTGCGCACTCTTGCACAGTCAACACACCTCCTACGGGTTCGGCCAGCCCCAACCAGAGGGGTGATCTCGGTGCCGCAGTCAACGCAGTTTGTTGGTTTCATGGTATCTCAATCGAACAGGCTTTGTGGTTGTACCAACCATCCTTAACGGGGAACTTACCCGATTGAGTAATAGCCATTGTGTTAGCCTCCTCAACGGAACATGCAGTTATAACCAAGGGGGTATAAGAGGTTGTGAGGGAGGTTGTTAGTCCAACCTTCTCAAATCGCTCCCTTTCTTTGGGATCTTCAATCTCCGATACAGGTACATTCCTTAGAGCTATTAAAGCTGTTGCAAATCTTTTCATGATCAAACCTCCATAGTGTTGATAAGGGAGAGCAGGTCTTGATACTGCTGCTCTCGTTCAGCTGCGACTGCTTCAGTAATCCGCAGTGTGGAGAACTGAGGGCTATACGCTGCGACTGCTTCAGTAATCCGCAGTGTGGAGAACTGAGGGCTATACGCTGCGACTGCTTCAGTAATCCGCAGTGTGGAGAACTGAGGGCTATACGCTGCAATGGCTGCACATTCAGTGACCAGCAGTGCGTGCTGTGAAGCCTCCAAAGCGTGGCTGCTCTTAGATGCCCTTGCGGCCTCTGCTGCGGCCCAGATAGGCTCGGCATCATAAGCCGCCCCGTCCCTTGCAGCCTGCTGGGCTTCTTTGGTTGTCCGGGCTATGACCCGTTCAGTCAGGCTGTCAAGGCACAGTGAAGCTCTGTCCTTGCTGTGCAGCCTCTTGACTGCCCAAGCGTCCCAGGCAGCCCGGCCTGTCCATTGGGAGCAACCAGGGAGGCCCAGCACACGGCGGAGGGCGCGTTCGGTCAGGCTGTCGAGGAACTGCTGGAGCTGTGGTTCAGGCAGCAGGCCGGACAGCAACACGGCTTTGATTGCTTCGGATCGGTCGTCGTTCTTCATCAGGTGGAGCAATTCAGTTTTCATGTTCGTGTGTTTTCAAGGGTTTAAGTGGATACACTTCCAAAACAGGTTCACTGAAAATATCCGAAGCTGTTCACTGAAAATATCCGGGAAAAGTGTTCACTGTTATTTCAAGGGTTTAAGCCATTTTTGCAGATACCTTGAATCATTGCTAATCTTCAAGTACCTAAATTTGTTCAACAAGAGTTCCAGATTCGCGCTTTAACTCGTGCGTCGTGTATCGTTAATAACCAGGGGGGTTTAGCTCACTTTCTTCGAGTTCACGAGTTCCGCCCATACATATATACTATTATAGCATTATGTATATATATATCTCTCTTAAAACATACCTTCCTATATTTAAGATAATAGGTGTTAAAGTAATTCGTGGACTCGAAGAAAGTGAGCTAAACCCCTCTGGTTATTGATGATCCGCTACACACGAGTTCCACCCCCGAATCTGGAATTCGTGCGAATGATTTCAGGTACATACAAAATCCATAAAGATTCAGGGTATATCCGTTTTCGTTAATATTTTCAAGAGGCTGCACACCCCCTTTTTTCACCTAAAACACATCATCAAAATACCCGCTTTTTTGGTGAGACGTTCCGCGCTCGGAAAAAGCGTAACACGAATTTTCAAAATTCCTGGCAAGGCTCCCCGTGCTACTATCATCAGCACCGCAGAGGAACAAACCCTCTGCGGTGCAGCAGACCTTACGCGGCACACCGCCCATCTAACCTGTGGTGCTGACACTCCCAGTTTGCCCCATTTGTAAATGCGGCCCTATAAGGCAGGAAGACCGCATAAGTTCTACAGTACCCTTGAAAACACCCTGTTTCATCCTCATCACTCCTAAGGGCCAGACCGCACAAAGGGCATTCGCTATTTCTCTGGATACTATGGATGCCCAGAAGACCCAATACATACTTGCAACAGCACTCTGTGAACATGGTCTCTTCACCAGTCTTCCCACAAGTGGGGCATTCAATAACTGTTTGCAACGTACCAACTGCATTAGATACCAACTTCATAGCCGTTCTCCTTTAGCAGTGCCAAGACTTCGGCTTTTCTTGTGCGGTAGTTTTCCAATGAAGTTTCGGCGTTAAAAACAGCATTGTCCAACCACCAAAGCATATCATAAACTCGGCCCTCTTCAAACCAAGAGACTGCCCTTTCTGCTGCATCCGCTGTTGAAACAGCCCAGTCTGCGGCTTCAAAGATTTCATCAACCTCAGTTGCATCTCTATACCACCGCATAAAAACGCAGACGCTCTCGATGCCCTCCCAGCTCCTCGCATCGCTGTTCTTTAATAGCCAATTTGCAGACCAACTCTCATACTCATCGTGCATCTTTCCGCTCTTCACCAACTCCTGAACTCTTTCGAGTGCTGAAGTAACCAACGCATTCAGATACTCCTGAAGAGCAGACACGGCCTTTCGGTGTTGCTCATCTGCAACCCTGATGAGCTTCATCTGTCCACCACAGCCACAAGTGCTGAAGCTGTCAGAAAGCACGATGTTATGGACGTTAGAACATTTGCTGCATTTGATATAGATCATTTTATCCTCTCTGGTTGAGGAAGGCCGAAGCCCTCCAGGCCAGTTGGTTCGTAAAATAATACCGTCGCGTTATGGTATTTCCACCGACCTTTCTTAGGACGTTCACCGTCGAACCATGCAAGTTGTGCCCAGCCAAACTCAATGTAGTATATCGGGCACGACAACCAGGTTATTGTTTTATCATCAATTATATCCCCCATACTGTACTTGTCTGGCGGAGCCGTCATTCGTCTGCTCCTAAGATACGCTTCGTATGCTCCCATTTCCTTTACCCTCTGGTTAAGGAGGGCCGAAGCCCTCCAAAGTTAGTTGTTTAGATGTCCAGTTCAATCCGTTCAGCCAGCGTCTTCAGAGCCTCTTCAAAGCCAAACCACGCCAGCAGGTTTTGATTTTTGTCCTCTTCGCAGAAAGGGTCTTCGGCCTCAAACTCACAACCAAACAGCCCTTTTATGCTGTCTGTTCCGCATTCACTCATCAACTCAGTAACAAGTTTTTGAATGTCTTTCTTGTGCTTCCTGTAGAAGGCTACACAGTCCGCTGTATAGATTAACTCCCCGACTGTTCCGTTTATACATCCACCCGAAAGCACATCCCTTATAAAGTCTTCGCTTTCTCTCTCTCCTGCTATCCTCGCAACGGCCCTTTCAAGTTCCGTTTCAGCAGCGTTGAAGAGTTTAACACTGATGCTTTCCTCCTCTGTATAATCTTCAATCAGAGCTAACAAGTCATCAAGCTGCTTTGTGATCTCGGCATTCACTATGCGCCTTGATACATTGCTGTTATTTACCCAAGTAACTGACCAGTCTGCACACCGCAAGCAACTCATACTAATATTCACGTACCTGTTACTGTAAAAAGTGTAACGGATTGGTTCAGTATTGACAAGCCACCCTGCGGCCTCGGCTGCATGACCAGCTATCCGACCGAAATACCTTGCCTCAGTATGCCTCCAACCTTCTTTAGACGCTGCTTTTGCGGCTTCCTCTGTCCTGTCTTCTCCTGATTCCCACTTGTCTGCCCATTCCAGCCAGGCAAGCGGAACAGCCTTCTTTCGGCCTCTTCCAATGGCCCTTGTGATTGTCTTCACTGCCCATTCTTCCCTAATTGCATCAGGAATTTCAGCAGAACGCAGCATCTCATGGAGTTCTTGCTTTTTGTTATTGGTCAGCATTAAAACGATTGCAGCTCTCATAGTATTCCCCTTGGTTATTAGTAACGTACAAGAACGGTTTCAGTTAATCCGAACCATACCCTTTTAATTGACTCCACAACATCCAACCCTGAAAGTCTGTATCTAAGATATTCGCTTTCTTTCATCCACAGACTTTTGTACATCTCAAGTCTGCTTTTAAAGTCCAAGCCTTTATATCTCTTTAACATCCTTTCATACACTTGTTTTATAGTCTTCTCAAGTGCGGCCTCTACCGTAGCCAGACACTCTTTCCAGCTTATGTCTAACAGCTTACAATTTCGCTGTTTAGCCAGCCGCCTGCGGATGTCCCAAGCTGCTTTGTTTCGTTCAAATGTAAACACGGTATAGCCCCCTCATTCCACAGAATTCCATTTTGTACCTTCTGCCCTTTTCATCGTACAGGTAAGGGTCTATCTCAATTGGCTTAAACCCATCTCTATGATGTACCCAAGCGTTTTCAGACACACCGAAAAACCTGTTTTCTGATGCTCTTAAACTCTTTTTAACCGATCTAATCCGATTTTCCCATCTTTTACGCTTTTTCTTTGTCATGATCTATTATCCTCTTTTTCAGTCTGGGAGTCAAGAACTTTTCTACTCCCTAAGTTCTTTTCTTCCTCTATTATAACCGATCTTACTTTGGGAGTCAAGAACCTTTCTACTCCCTAAGTTCTTTTCTTCCTCTATTATAACCGATCTTACTTTGGGAGTCAAGAACCTTTCTACTCCCTAAGTTCTTTTCTTTTTCTATTATAACCGATCTTACTTTGGGAGTCAAGAACCTTTCTACTCCCTAAGTTCTTTTCTTTTTCTACTCATTCACTCTACACCCTTTATAATGCAAAGACCATGCCAGTTTATAGTTTATGAGTTAAGTTATTGAAACTGCTAAGTTTATTAGTTTATAAGTCAGAATGTACCTTAAATGAGGTGTGTAATTCTTACACAGTACAGGACTTATAAAGTGCATAAGTTGTTGAGTTTATGAGGATATTCAGACTGTGTAATTCTTATACAGTGTGTAACTTTTACACAGTGCCACAGTGTAGGGCCACAGTGTCCTCCATTGTGGTATCCTACAGCGTGGTATAGGGGCATACTACTTTGTGGTATCCTACAGCGTGGTATAGGGGCATACTACTTTGTGGTATCCTACAGCGTGGTATAGGGGTGGTGGGGGGAGGGGTGCCCCCTACCTGCCTCTATCTATGAAACGGCCACCGCTATACACCTCATAAAAAATTAGGATTTCCAAATTTTGGAATACAGAAACCACTTTCCAAGATTTGGAATACCAATCTATTACACTTTTACAGACCTTCCAGGATATGGAACACTTTTCTTTGACTTCTTTTGATATAGAAGGTATAGTTCTTGTATGGAACAATACCCCCTACAAAAAACGTCGTACCTTGAGCAGCTCCTGAGGCTGCGGTACGAAATCTTAGGTGAGACCTTCGAGGCTCTGGCGGCAAGTCATGGCCTGGTAGCCTCCGTGATCCGCCAACTTGCGACCCGTGAGGGGTGGAAGCAGCGTTTCCCTGCGATCAAGTCACCTTCTGAAAAAAATTCAGATGGGTATGAGGAGCTGGTACGTTCAAGACTTGCAATCTTCAATGCTGCTAAAGACTTATTGTTGGCAGGGCACATTGCTTATGCAGAGGGTCGCATATTTGAAAGGGTGACAGAAATCCTTGGAGACGAAGAGTGTAACAATCTCAGAGGGATGACTATGGCACTTGCCTTGATAAAGAGTATCCAAGGGTCACTTACAAAGAAAGAAGCCCAAGACGCAGGACTTCCGCTCTTTGTTCTGAAAGACATGTCTGGTACAAAAAAATGAGATTCGCCTTCATAGTAACCCTGATGTTGCTGATACACGGATGCGTCCAGAGCCCTCGACCAGCCCCAGCACCATTGCCGAGCTGCCCACCCGCTTGCGTCGCAGGAGACCGATAATGAAACTCCCCCTGGCTGTTGCCTTCTTGCTCTTCTTCTGTAGTCCGGTGTGTGCGTTTACTGTAAGACCCGAAGATCGCAAATCCGAGTTGGTGGCGTTGGAAGTACACTTAGAGGTAACTCAGAAGGTTCTAGAAGAGCTAAGAACAACCTTGGACACCACTAATACTACTTTACAGGGCGTGGGTCTAACTTTAACGACGATACAGAATAACCTTGACAGGCACACAGAGAGAATAGAAAGACTCGAACAGACTGTCACGAAACAAGGTGGTGTTGTAGCTGCTCTTGAAGACGAAAAAAAAAAATTAAATAACCTACTAACTTTCTTATGCTACCTATCTACTGCCGTGGCAGTTGTACTGGGGTTCTGTAAGAGGTCACACATAAAATCAGCCATAGTTGGGCCTAAGAAATGATGTACAAAGACTTTTCACCGTCCCTTCGTCAACAGATGCACTTTAACTCTGATCTGTCTCCGGCAGAGCGCAAGTTAAAGTATGAGAAGATGTCACGCTCCCCTTTTGCGTTCTACCGAGGGAGCAACTTTGCATTCTGGGCAGAGTTCTACGACCCAACGACCCCCCAAGAGACCATCACTTGGATAGGGGGAGATCAGCATCCAGCGAACTTTGGAGTTTATACTTTTTTAGATGGTCGGATCGTGTTTGGTCTGAATGACTGTGATGACGCAGTGAAGGCTGACTTCAGATATGACCTGTTGCGCATGTCCACGGGTATTCACTTAGTTGCTAAGGCCAATAGACTTTCGATGAGAGATGGGTACCGTGCTTCACTGGAGTTCGTCAGAGCTTATACTAAGCAGCTTGAACTCTTGAAGCGCAAGCCCTTCAAAGCCAGTTCAGTGACTCTGGTGAACAGCGCACCCCAGCCTCTTTCTCTCTGGATGAAGTCTCTCAGAGCACATTACCCTTGGTCTAAGAATGGACGGTTCATCAGTGCTCCTAAGAAGTTTTCACCTGTAAACTATGATGAGTTTGACATTATTGAGTCTGCCATTGGCCCGAAAATTAACAGCCGCGTGGTGGACATTGTAAGAAGAATAGGTATGGGAACCGGTAGTTTAGGCGTTGAGCGGTTCTTTCTTCTTGCTAATGATGGAATAGTCTGGGACATTAAGGAGACAAACTCAGCAACGGCACATGGGTTCCTTGAAGACAAAGACTCACAGTCCAACGCCGAACGTGCCGCAACCGCAATCAAAAACCTGATAGGGCACAAGCTAGCCTTTGCGGTGACGGTAGAAATCCCTAAAGTATCAGGGACGAAGATCACCTACAAGACATTACACCTCCTGGTTAAACAGTATGACCAGATGAAGGCATCTTACCCTCTCACTCCAGAGGAGTTGGAGAAGGGCGGATCACGTCTCTCCCTGGGTAAGACTAAGAACCTTCGGGCTATGTGTCGAGTGTGGGGCGGTGAGCTGGCGAGAGCGCATGTACGGGCCATGCAGAAAGACTCTTCCATCAATCCTAATTTTGTGCAAGATGCTCTCATCCTTTGTGGCGACAAGATCAGGTTTGCTTCAGTGATTTCAAACCAGGGGTACAGCTTTGCCAAGAAGACCTTCTCTGATTACCGCGAGTTTGTGTTTGCACACCAGAGAGGGTTGCTGTGAACTACCTGATCCTCCTACTTCTCTTAGCCCTTTCAGGCTGCACTAACAAAGCATACTATGAGCAGCAACCCGATTTAGCTCGGCAGACCACCGCGAACACCATAGCCGCTGGTGAAGCACTGAGCCAGATAGCTGCTCACATGTTCCCTACGGTTCGACCCAACCACAGGTTTTTTGTCCCCCCTCCGCCTGAGACAGTGGGGAAGGTTGATGTTGATAAGGAGGGGACTTTTGACATCCAGATTCAACCTCCCACCGTGGTCAACACCGGCGCGGCTGATGCGCTGCAAGCAGTGCTGGTGGCGCAGGAGCGCACCCGGCAGGTGGCAGCCTTCACAGCCTTGGTGGAGAGGGTGATGCTGCGCCCCCAGCATCAGGTTGCTGATCCGTTCAGCGGCGAGAGGGTGCTGACCAAGGCCATAGAGGCTGCCGTGCCAATCACGGGCATCATGGCCCTGTCCAGCACGATGAAAGAGGGTCTGCGATCCGCCTCCGGGCCGGTCACGGCCACTGTCTCAGGCGGTTCCTCTCTGGCTACCGAGACAGGCACAGCTAAAGGTGAAGCACCTACCACGACAACAACTTCGACCTCAACTGAGCTTGCTAAGTGAGATTCGAGCTTCAAACAGCTCCTCAAGGCCCTGTACTCGCAGCATTCAGGGCCTGCGATTGGCAGCGTGTGTTTATTATGGGGCCTGTTGGGTCTGGTAAGACCAATGAGTGCATCCAGAAGGTGATGATGAAAATCATCACTCAAGCACCTTATAAGGGGGTGCGAAGATCACGATGGATGGCTGTACGCAACACTTACAGCGATTTGAAGACTACAACAATAAAAGACTGGTTGGCGATATTTGGAGACTTAGGAGAATTTAAGAAGGGCGGTTCAGAACCCCCTTATCAGACTTTAAGATTTAAGTTGGAAGATGGGACAAAGGTTGAATCAGAAATAATTTTTATCGCTCTTGATAGACCGGAGTCCATAAAAAAGTTGAAGGGCACAAACATCACGGGTTTCTGGCTAAATGAGGCTTGTGAGCTTGCTAAAGAAGTAATTGATGATGCGGACTTACGGGCTGGCCGGTATCCGCACCCTTGGGAAGGTGGAGCTTCTTGGAGAGGATTGATTGGTGACACAAATCCCCCAGACACCGAGTCGTGGTACTACGACTATGCTGAAGTCAGTAAACCCGAAGGATGGGCGTTCTTCCGTCAACCCGGCGGCCTCATGCGCGAAATGCGGCTTCTTGATGATGGGAGGCAGGAGTGGACTGGCAAGTGGATACCAGACCCCGGAGCCGAGAATCTGCAAAACTTGCCGGAAGGATACTATGACCGAGGGCAAGCCGGAAAGTCTAACTTCTACATCGCTAACAGATTAGCGAATGAGTACGGAAAAGTGTTCTCAGGACGACCTGTTTATCTGGAGCAGTGGAACTCACTGCTCCATGTGGATGATAAAATAGAATTCATCGAAGACAGACCTCTTGTCATTGGCTTGGACTTTGGTTTGACCCCCTCAGCTATTATAGGACAAGAGACCGTTCGGGGACGGATCATAATTCTGGATGAACTGGTGTCCGAAGGCAAGGGCATTAACCAGTTTGTAACCGAAGATTTGATGCCCTTATTGAATCAAAGGTATCGAGGTGCTTCCGAAATGGTCTTTATTGGCGACCCTGCTGGAGACCAGAGAGAACAGACCGATGAGAACACAGTCTTTAAGGAGTTGGCCCTATTGGGTATAAATGCTCTTGCTGCTAACACCAATGATACTTTGATCCGTTGGGAGGCTGTGAGATGGTATCTACAGCAACTCAGAGATGGCAAGCCTGCGTATGCAGTGCATCCAAGGTGTCAAGTTCTGATCAAAGGTTTTGAAGGCGGGTACCAGTTTAAGACTATAACTGCATCAGGCTCCTCATTTCGGCATAATGAGCAGGCTGAAAAGAATAAGTATTCACACCCCCACGATGCGGGACAGTACCTTGCGATGTACTTTAGGGGCCTCTTCCTGGCTCCCAAGTCCACGTTCACTCGGAAAAAGACAACTCGGCAATCAGCATGGGCTTAAACCTTTCAAAAGAAAAAACCGCCGACGAACTTATTGCTTGGGTTGCTGAAGCTGTCAACATCCACCAGGTTTGGCGCAAGGAGAGTTGGGAGGATTATGAGTTTCGGGATGGCGTTCAGTGGAGTGAAGAGGAGAAGGATACCCTCATCAATGAGAAGAATATCCAGCCTCTAACCATAAACCGCATTACCCCAATTATAAAGTTCATTCATGGATGGTTCATACTCAATCAAAGAGACTACAGCGTAAAGGGTAGAACAAAAGAAGATGTAGAGCTTGGTCAAGTGATGTCTGAAGCTCTGATGTTTGTTAGGGATCAAAATAAAGGGATACAGAAGATTTCCAATGCTTTCTTGGAACAGATAATTACTGGTATAGGATGTACCAAAGTCTTTTATAACAGTGATCCAAGAAAGGAAAAAGTAAGTTTTACACGAGTCCCTTGGCACGACATCTGGTGGGACCCATTTTCCACCCCCTGGTTTGATTCTGAGACAGCCCGATATGCTTTCACAGCACCTTGGAAAGACCTTGATGTGTTTTGTAGCTTCTTCCCTGATAAAGCTCAAGAGATCAAAGAGCAGTTTGATGCAGCCGCATCGGATTCTCTGGGTAGTATTAGCAGGGATGAAAGTGCTTCAGTCGAAGACTTTAAGAGACAACTTTCTTCTATGGGGTACTGGACTGATACTGAAAGAAAGCGTATCAGACCAGTCGAGATGTGGTACCCTGTTTTCGACGAACGATTGTTCTTGAAGATGCGTAATGGCCGGATACTCGATCTTGAGGACATGTCAGGCCAAGACCGTTTTGAAGCACTGCGGTATTCTAAGGAGTTGATAACTGCCACAGTTCGTAAGATGCGAGTGGCTGTTCTGTTCAACACTATGAAGGTTTATGACATTCCTTCGCCGTTGCCCTTTGATGATTTTCCGTTTTCAACCTTTGTTGCTTACACGGATCGCTTTGGTTTACCATTTGGGGTGCCCAGAGAACTCACTGACCTGAGTAAAGAGCTAAACAAGAGACGTTCTGTAGCTCTTGCCCGTGCTGATGACTTTAGGATGTTCACGGAAAAAGGGGCTGTTGAAGACCCCGATACCGCGTATTATGAGGCCAACAGATCAAGGGGTCACATAATTCTCACTCCCGGTAAAATGGGAAAGGTCGTTATTGAGGACTTAAAAGACCTTGCTAGCACTCAGATGGCCTTGGCCCAGCAGACCAGACAAGAGATCAATGAAGTCTCAGGAACTCTGGATGAGAGCATGGCGATCCCAGACCAAGTGCAAAGTGAAGGTGCGTTACAAGAGAAAAAAGGGTTACAGAATATAAAGTTAGCGAGCTTGTTCCAGAATGCTGATTTAGCCATAAAGGACTTAGGTACAAAGCTATGCTCTATGATACAGGATTCTTGGACAGAAGAGAAGACTTTTAGAGTCACTGACAGAATGACTGGAGTTGATGCTTTCGTTAAGATCAATCAGAGTGTAGTTGGCCCGAATGGAGAGACCATCCAGGTCAAGAACAATATTGCTGAATCCACTTTTGACATTGTTGTTACTACCTCTCAGGTCACAGACACTCAGAGGGATAAAACCCTTGACTTGATCTTTAGTGCTCTGAACAAGGCACCACCTGAAGCGATAGCCCCCCTCCTCAACCTGGGTCTGGCTATGTCAGACATCCCAGATAAGGGTGAATGGCTTGAGCAGATCATGAATGCCACTGGGATGGAAAAACACCCTGACGGCATGAGCAAGGAAGACAAAGACGCAGCGAAACTGGAGAAGGCGAAGGCTGCTCAACAGCAACAAGAGTTCGACCGGAATCTTGCGATTCAGACTCAAACAGTTGCGAACCAAGAGAAAGCGGCGAACACTGAGAAGTTGAGAGCTGAAGCCCTCGCTACTCTTAAAGAGGCAGACCGGAAGAAGGACGAACTTGTTCTGGAACAATTCAAAGTAGGACAGGAGGCCGCTAAAAACCTTGGACAAGAGAGAGGAAGCAAAGTTTAAAAGGGATCGTGAGAGATTCTTCAAGGGCCATCAGCCTGTCCCAAATGGGAAGAACCCAGTGTTCTGGAACATGAAGCAGACTGAAGAGATGAGAAGCAGTTACAGTAGTAACTTTGAAAGGATTTTCAATTCGTCAGGGCGACGTAAAACCAATAACTCGTCAGTTGACACGTCAGTCAACACCGGAGCAAGTCATGAGTGAAACTACGTCAGTTGACACGTCAGTCAACAGTGTATTAGATGATCATTTTGCCAGCATGGGTCTTGTAGCTGTTTCTGAAGCGGACTTAGGAAAAGAAGCTGAACCCGAAGAGCCTTCTGAGATCGAAGACACGGATGACTCAGAGCCGTTAGAGGACGAGGACAAAGCTGAAGAGACTGAGGCACCTGAAGAGGAGACAACCGAAGAACCAGAAGAGGAAAATGCCGCTGAAGAAGCTGCTGAAGAAGAGCCAGAGGGAGACTCAACAAAGCCCCCTAAAGGTTATGTCCCGCTGCAAGCTCTGCACGAGGCTCGCACGAGGGCTTCGGGTCTTCAGGCCGAAGTAACCCAACTGAAAGCCAAGCTCTACGAGGCCACCAAGCCGAAAAAAGTCGAACCCCCTCTGGTTACTGAGACAGAGGTGTCTAAGTTCAAAGACTTTAAAGTCCTAAGTAAAGCTGAAGCTGCGGCTTTGATGGAAGACAACGCGACGGCAGGGTTGGAGTACGTGGAGAAGTTGTCTGAATACATGGACTACTCTTCAAGGCTGGCAAAGCAGCAAGTACTTGATGCCTCCGAAAAAGCTAAGGAAGCACAGGAAGAAGCAGAAGCAGCAAAGGTAAGGGAAAGTGTTTATACCGAGTTTGAACGGTTGATCCCTAACATTATGGCGGAAGATCGTACAGTCTCTAATGACTGGGCGGATTTTGCTGAATCTAAGGGTTTCAGTGAAGACCTCTTTCCTTTGCTGAGTCCAGACACCATTATCTCTCCGGCAGGAAAAGAGCCTTTCAGAGTCGGCAAAAACGCTGTTGGCCTGCTAAAGATGATCATGGAGTTGCGGAAAGCTCCAAGTAAGGATGACCTGAAGAAGCAGATCAGGACTGAACTAACCAAGGAGTTAAAGGCTGAGTTGGGTAACAAGGCTGTCGCTGACATCAAGTCAAAGAAAGCCGTGAAGCCCCAGATGCAAGACATCCCCGATGCCGCAAAGAGCACACCCAAGTTGGTTGTGCTCAGTGACAAGGCATACGAGAAACTAAGTGAACAAGACAAACAAAGGTATCTCATGGGTACCTTGTATGGAGGATAAGTAAATGGCAACATCAACTAATTTCGCACTCAATGATCCATTGGCAGTGCGTCTCTGGAGTCAATCTCTGTCCTTGGAAGCTGTCAAGGATATGTACTTCTCCAAGTTTATCGGGGAGAGCCTTGATTCTATGCTGGTGCTCAAGACCGATTTGGCCAAAGGAGCTGGTGAGAGCATCACTGTTGGGCTTCGCATGAAGCTGACCAAACCGGGTGTTGAAGGTGATGCTGACATTGACACAGGTACTAACGGTCGCGAGGGAATGACTTTCTTTGACGACAAGATTGGTATAGACACCCTTTCTATGGGTACCTCATCTGCTGGTAAGATGTCTGAACAACGTGTGCCGTATAACATCCGTAAGCAAGGTATGGATGCCCTTCGGATATGGTGGTCAGAGATGTTTGATGAGCTGATCATGTACTCCCTGGCAGGTGCTCGTGGTGTTACGACTTCAGGGATGCTTCAGCCGGTGACTTTTACTGGTCGTGCTGAAAACCCCCTTACCGCACCTGATGCGGCCCATCTTGCATACGGTGGCAATGCCACTGGCAAAATTGATATTGATACCAGTGACAAGCCTTCTCTCATGAGTATTGAGAAGTTGCGCACTAAAGCTGGTTTGGTGGCTCCAACACTCACGCCCTTTAAGGTTGGTGGCTCCAGCAAGTATGTGTACCTGGTTCACCCAATTCAGGCGTACTTAATGCGGACGAGCACGACTGAGAACGACTGGTTGAAGGTGCATTTAGCTACTGATTCGGGTCTGGGCAAACAAGCTATGATGTACTCTGGGGCGATGGGTGAGTACGCAGACGCAATTATCCATGAGAGCCGCAACGTGGTGCAGTTCGATGACTATGGTGCAGCCGGAAACCTTCCAGCAGCCCGTGCTCTCTTCTTGGGTGCTCAGTCTGGTTTGGTAGCGTATGGCCGGGATGGCGGCCCTTCAAACATTAAGTGGCATGAGGAGCTGAAGAACGGTGGTAAGCAGTTGTTTATCAGTACTTACGCCATCTTTGGTACCAAACAGTCTCGGTTCAACAGTAAGACTTTTGGCCTTATTGCTGAAGACTCTTACTGCCCGTTGACGGTATAAACCTTTGAAGGTGTGCGCTGTAATGGCGCACACCAGGAGATCATAACATGAAGTTGAAGTATATCGGAAATAGACCTGAGTCCATGAGTTGCGTCTCTCACCCTCGTCTTGAGAAAGGCCCCTACAACTTCGTGAAGCGGGTCTGCGAGGTGGATGCTAAGGATGCTGCTTTCCTTCTGGAGCAGAATCCACGGTCTTTTGAGGTCACTAACGAGGCTGTACCACCAGAGAAGACTGTACCGCTGACCACTGTACCACCAGAGACCAAGTAGGAGGGAGAGATGGTTACATTTGAGGACATCAAGAACGGTATTATCAAGTCACTACAGGACAGCAGTGTTGCTGTTTCCACTATCGAGAGCTTGATAAACTCAGGAGTGCAGTTCGTTTCTGAACGTGTAAGGCTCCCAGCTCTTGATGTATTTGGGAGTGTCAGCATCACTTCCAACGCTAATTTTGTAACCATCCCTTCTGCATGGAATTATCAGAGGGGTCTCTATGATGCCATTTCAGGTGATAAACAGGTCTTAACTGTTTACCCCTCAATAATGTCCTTACGGCGCACCATCGGAGACACCTCTGAGATTCAAGTAGGTCAGCCACAAGCTATCGCAGTAGTCGGCGGCAAGTTACATTACTACAAATCATCTGACACCACCCTGAATTGCCGATTCTTTTGTAACCCTCCCCCCTTGGTTAATGATACAGATGAGTTGACGTGTATCCCTGGAGGACATGCAAAGATACTTATTGAAAGCTATGTTCTGGCGTACTTATTTGCTCTCAGTGAAGATGGTGTCGAGGGGCCGAAGACAAATACCAGATTTCATCAGTTGATGTTTGAAAGGTACATTGAACAACTGGATATTTCAATTGAGAGTGGTCAACCTGCACCAGAACAAGTGCGTTACCCTTTTTGGAAAATATAAATGCAATTACCTGTCTTCAGAGCCTCTGCTGGGCTAAATACCAGAGTCCCTGATTCCCGACTTCGGTTAGGGGGTGATACAGGTGTCTGTGATCTAGCTGAGGCCGTGAACGTTGTTCATGATGAGACCGGCAGGCTATCCAAGAGGAGGGGGTACACCCTGGTGTCTTCTGGAGATCACCACAGCCTATTCCAGTGCGGTGACGTAGCATACGTGGTAAAGAACGGTTCTCTGTATTCTGTGAATAGCTTAGGAATCTATTCTGGGATACGCGCAGATGTTGGTAGCACCAGGATGTCTTATGTGAGTTTAGGGCAGGAAGTCTATTATGCTAACTCAGTAATAAATGGTGTGATCAGGGCAGGACGGTCTTATGCTTGGCCTGTGGGGGCTTATACTGGGCCAGACACGCATAGAACTTTTTCTCAAGCACCTGTAGGGTCGCACCTTGCGTATTTCGCAGGACGTATGATAGTTGCCAAAGATAATGTCCTCTGGTTCTCAGAGCCTTGGTCTCCTGGGTTGTTTGATCTGGCAAGTGGGTTCGTACAGTTCAACAGTGATATTCTCATGGTTAAACACGTGAGGACTGGCATATTTATCTCAGACACAGAATCCACTTGGTTTTTAGAAGGGACAGACTTTAAAGAATTTTCTCAGAGGAAAGTTGCGGCATTTCCGGCGTTAGAGGGTTCAGTCCTTCAAAAAGACCTAACAGGGTATGATATAGGACTCGAGACTGGCGATCTGTGTGCTATATGGGTGTCTTCTTATGGACTCATAGCAGGGTTGCCGGATGGCTCCATCATTAAGTTGAACGATTCAAAAGTGCAGTACCCGAAGTTCGGAAGAAGGGGTTCTTCTGTGGCTGTTGGGAAAAACATATACCACCATCTCTTTTAACAGGGGGTTTCAACATGGCACTAAGGCTTTCTACTGGACTTAGAAACCAGATACTCAGTCTCAAGGCTGGAGTAATTTTCGTTAAGGTAGCCGCAACTACCATCTCCTTTGAGGCTGGAACAGGGCCTCATGGCGGCGATCTTATCAAGGATTCAGCCAACGGCCTTGGTAACGCAATTGTCCGAGGGCGCATCACCGTCTTTGGTTCAACCAGTAATAATGGCACTTTTGATGTTGATTATGTGCTAACTGATGGTTCACAAATTGAACTCCCAGTAGGTTCTTTGGTTGCCGGAGCCGCAGGCCCCGCAGTTTCTCTTGCGACTGCTTTAGGTGGCTCTTTTAGTGACCTGTTCCGAAACTGCGTGATCCGTATTTTCCCTGGAGTTCAGCCGGTGTCTGCGGACAGTGATGAGGGGACTTCACATCTGGTGGAGCTTACCCTGTCTTCTGCACCTTTCTCGGTGGGTGGTCTCAACGGTCTCAACATGCACACAAGCACTTCTGGGACTATGATCAAAAATCCCTTTGAGGTATGGTCGGGGAATATTATAACTTCAGGCACCGCAGGATGGGCACGTATGTATGACCGGAACAGAACCACGGGGGCGAGCACTACAGCAGTCAGACTTGATGGAAGTGTAGCAACAACGGGGGCGCAGTTCAATATGGCGACCACCACGTTGACAGCAGGGTCTCCGATCTCCCTGGATAGCCTGAACGTCACACAGCCAACGTTATAATGAACACGGGGAATGTTCAACTCTTAGCACTTGAGAGCACTGCTTATTCTGGTGCAGTTGAGCATACCTGTTACCTCAGAACTCGTGTTTTAGGTTCTGAGGATTCTCTGGTGAGTATTAAACCAGAGAACCCCACTGGGTATAAGTCTTCATTAAACGCAGGAGACACCTGTATGGTGTGGGACATCTTCAACAGAGTTTATGTATTCAAACTTGTAGAAGGCCCACATACAGAAGTTATACCAAATGTAGTGAGTGTTACAGTTTCATTGTACTGGGAGCTGCAAAAGTGTTTTACTGCCAAGAATATAAGGGTAGAGCAGTTCCAGATAAGCTCTATCCCCCTTGGTTCTGAGTACATCCTTACACATGCCAACCACAATCGTGATAATAGCCAAGCCCCCGTAATACAGATTTACATAGATAACAAGATCAGTACAAGTGCAGTTAGGGTCTATGTGCTTTCGAGCACACAGTTGAAGTTAGTCCCAACCACTGGTACCCTAAATAATCTCACCGTTAACGTAGTAACAGCAATATGACTTGCTCACCAGTTAGTTCTGACTCAATACTACCAAGAACAGAGATAATCTGGAATGGTGGGTTATGTGAATCTGATGGGCTTCGTTATTCTAATTTTGGTGTTGCTGGGCGCAGTGGTTTTTACTTGGGCACTCTTGATGAGTTCTGCTACTTTTCAGCTAAGAACTTAGTGACTCTCTTTCATGCAACTTGTGATTTACCTGTTGAAGGGTTTATACAGTCCTACAATCTTAACCCGGACAGCACTAATGAGTATAGTGTATTTACTTTTCCTTCAATAGGAGAAGACCTCTTTAGCTCTGTATCACATTTAGAAATCACACCAGATTCAACTTCTGGTACAGCTATTTTTGACCTGCCCACGAACCAGACCACCGCAGCTATGTCTGGGGTAAAGAATATACTCTTCTATGGCGTTGCCGGAAACTTCAATTTTAGCTACCCCTATAACTCTACCACTTTTAGCAGTTATGGAGTTGAGTCTGGTGGTGTCTTTATTGCAGGCCCCAGTTCTATCTCTAAAGGAACTGAGACTGTTTCACTCCCAGTCATTCAACTTGGCAGCAGAAGCCCTGATAACATTCTTAGCACTCTCACAACCGCAGACCCACTGTATTCGAGTTTCCCTGTGGTAGAGTTAGATGCGACACACTGTGTATGCGGAAGACTCGTTCGATCAGGGGCTACGTACTCTGTTTATATTGACCTATACACAGCCAACTTTACAACTAAAAAACTTGATCTTACTTCATCAACTCTGCTATGGGCTAATGAGCCTGCCCCCCTGGTTTATCCTTTTGGTTCTAATCGAATATGCTTTGTTCCTACTCGCAATGTTCTTTACATCGGCCAGCCCCATTACACGGGAACAAAAACCAATGAGGGAATGCTCTATGCGTTAAACTGGAACGGGACTTCTCTTTCAGTAGGCACACATCTAACTTACGCAACTCGTGTAGCTTTCTTGGGTTCTTGCATTGGTTGGGACGCAGTTAATAATTACATAATCGTTGGATTCACTGGGGACGACATACATGCTATAAAACCAGATAACACAAAGATAAGCATGTACGCAGGCCCTAGCAACTCCAAGTTAGGGTGGTCTTTTGCAGTTGGTGACGGGTACATGCTTGCAAGAGATAACAGCATCACTGCTACTCGGTTATTCTCAATAGGTGCTACTGCATTGTCGTACCTTCAGGTGAACTACTTTTTTGATGCCACATCTACCGTAAATTACGCGGGTGTTCTGTACCCAAATGGACGTTCTGGTGCGCGAGTGCCCTTTCTCCAGGTGAAGAATGGAAGTTACTACGGCTGGTCATACAAGACGCAGGCAAGCAATGGAATGTCGTCTAGCAGCAGTTATAGTGCGCCTGCTGATACACTGTCGGTGTTATGCTGGAGCAGGCTCCCTAGTTCACCTTATAAGTGCATCGGATGGGACAATGGTTATGTGGTATCTAACAACCTACAGGCTAACTGGGGTTATTCGTTTTCTAACCTTCTACCAGATACCTTGGCTGGGGTATCCCCTTTGTCTTCTGTATCAATGTGCTTTTCTAATGGCACAGATGAATTTTACGCTTATGCCTTCTGTTCAACAGATCAACTAACCAGGAAATACTTTACAATCGAGAGAACTTTAGCTCCTTCAGCACACACCCAGATTGGAGACCATTACATCTCACACTCAATAGACTTATCTAGTTGTGATGATATAATAAGCGTGGCATTCAGTTACTCGAACTACCTACTAGACCCCACGGTGTCTCTTAAATTCTTTATAAGGATTAACAATGAGAGTTATTTTATAATAAATTCCGATGGCTCTACCACACTCCAAGCGTCTGTGTCTGTCGCAAAAACGAATGCTGTCTTAGCCGAGCATCTTTCAACACGTTTACCCTTACTCAATGTTACGAGTATAGACACTTTGGAGTTATTCTTTGTCTTCCATAAAGACTTATCAGAGGCTTCTCCTTTATCTACTCAGAGTATATCTAATCTCACTCTGGAACTCCACGTTCTCCCACCTGCTGAACCAGAGATAGTGCTACATTACTCCTCTGGCACTCTTGCTGAGGTGGCCTTTAACTCAGATGGAACGTTAGAAGTTACCCCCCTGTCAGGGCCTCAAGCCCCCGGTATCTCCCTGGTTACAGTTAAACCTACTTTTCGTGAGGTATTCTGATGGACTTTTTTGCGGTAGGGAGTAACAGGAAAGACTCAATCAAGGGGACAATCAGCCCTTCTGAAGGAGACAAAGCATTATGCGATCCTGGGGTCAATGAGTGTTCAAGTTTTCTTCTTGAATGCTTTAATAACAATATTCCTTCTGATGGTCTTTTTTCGAGGTTCGATGACCAGAAGAAAGCAGTCAATTTTTTAAATGGTCTTAACTCAACTCAGTTCTCCCCCGGAGTCGTGCGACGGTTTGTAGAAGCTACAGGTTGCACAGTTGGGACAGAGTTACATGTATCTCATCCACCCGACATTTCAAATAAAAGGTTTGTCGAAGCATGGAAAATACCCTACCCGTCTGTTGAATTAACTCCTACAGTCCAATCGGTCAACACACCGGTGCTAGTGGCATCAGATAAGTTTGCATTGAAACCTCTTATTTACCCTGAAGAGGTGCAGAGTCTCACGATACCACCTGGAACCGGAGACTTTCTACTTTCCCCCTGGTTAGGTATCCAGATGTACAATAATGGAGAGAAGGTGATATTGTATTCTAATGTTGCCGTTATTATATTAGAATGGGATGGGGTCGGGTACAGTCAGGTGCTATTGCATCAAACGGGGACAGTGTACAAGGCTTCAGTGTATAACAATTCAGCTATAGTTACTTATAATGACGGCACCAATAAGATCGCGTTTTATGAGAAGGCCAGCTCATGGGCCTTATCAAATATGCTGTCTTGGTCTTACTCACAAAGTGACGTAGCTCTTGATGGGTCATACATACTGGTAGGTGGGACTCAACAGGCAGGCATAACTCTTAATAAAAGCGATCTCTCTGTTTATCATACCGCGTCAAACACTAACTATATTGCTACCATCCCCACTCAAGCATACAAGTATCCTGCTAGTCCTTCTGTAGTAGTAGGTTACGATACTGAGTATATCACCGTAGGGGGCTACACGACTCAAAAGATAGTGTACACACAGTATTACACATCCTCTGAGAGTATGCGAATATTCTATAATGCGTATCTGCCAGAGGGCCAGACAAACGTCAGATTCTACACTCCCATATTCCTCAGGCACCCTTACACGAATGACCCATATAGTGGTTTCGTGATGAGGACTTCTCAGGGAGAGTTGTTTACATACGACTACCTTTATAACGGGTATTCCGCTCCCCTTGGCATCAGGTTGCCAAATAATTACAGTGGGTACCTTTTTGACCAATACATGGTTGGGTTCTTCCTCCCCTCTACAAATGATTATAGAGTTCTTTGGGCCTATGGCAATAAAGAGCTTATTGACTTGTATAGTTATAACTCTGTGGTACATAAGAAGTTTGGTGGTGTATTTTTCCCCGTTAAGTACCCTTATTACCTGACTAACAACCTGGATGGGACATTGAAGTTATTACGTATTGTCCCCACGCATTATAACGAAATTGGGGATGGCGTACTTACTCTAAAGTTTGAGTGTCCAGAGCTTATTAGCTCTACAGAATCATTTGTTTCAGGGTATAACGAACTTGAGACATGCAAATTTTTAATCTCGGATGATGACGTAGTGTTCTGGAAGTGGGCCGCACCCAACTGGGTCGTCGAGTCAAACCCCCCATTGGGAAACAACATAGCCACTTTTACAGCCGGTTGTGAAGCAGGGTTTGCCCCGTTAAACAGTAAAGTGGTGTACATAAAAGTATTTCTCTCATCTGCGAGCAAGGATAACACTCCCTCCCTGGTTAGATCAAATATTTCTTTAACTGTGAACTACCTGTCAAGATCAGGTAAAGCTGTGCTATGCGATGATTCGAGAGTTAGTATTAACTTTGAGAGTCCTACGAGCACCAAGATAACCTCGCATGATCCGGGGGTGTATGCTATGGCAGGGGTAGTTACAGTCTTCGCCCCTCCTATTGACACCAACTTAGATGTGTGATGTCAAGTAAGTTTGTAAATTCTCCTACGGGAGTATGGAAAGAGAGTAACAGTGCCGGAAGTATCTGGAAATGGGATACTCAAGGGTTCATCCCAAATACATCTACTCTGGTATTTCCTTTCTTACAGCTTGATGCCTATGACATCCTTATTATACACGCAGACGCAGAACTTACACTTGCACCCCTAGAACTTAGTGGTCAGTTATACTATAACAAGATAAGCGCAGAACTACAGTTCCAGCCGTTAGAACTGGATAGTTTACTCCGAAGTGGAAACACAATAAGGGCTGATTTAGTCCTTCCGTTTATTCGTCTGGAAGGCTACGGTACACAGATAGATAATTATGCCTTATTTGAATTTGAACCTTTAGAACTCGAAGGATACTCAGGAATGGAAGGCTCCCTTGTACTAGAACCCCTAAGTCTCCAGAGTTTTGAGGCTTTGGACAATACTGGTAACATCACGTTAGAACCTCTTGAGTTAGAGGGTGGTGTTCGATTATCCAACAATCATGGGAGGCTTATTCTCCCAAAACTTCTGATGGATGGATACTCTGGTGGCCGGGCCGAACTGGTACTCCTTAAAATGGAAGTAGAGGGTTACTCACAAAATCCTATTTCTTGTCATGGAGTGCTACGCCTCCTCCACATGGAATGCTCGGCGACATTTGGTGGCAATGGAAGTCTGGAATTACTCCCCATCTTGTTAAACTCTACAATAGGGAACTCATGGTCTGTTGATGGACTTTTAACCTTACAACCCCTCTCCCTTAGTGCTACCATCAGTAACTCTCATCGGATTGATGGAGTGCTCGTGTTTGGCCCAATTACCCTTACAGGAAACCTCGATTACCAGGCACCTTTCAGTATTACTGGTCAACTTACGCTACCCCGGTTAGGTTTTAAGGGCTGCCTTTCTAAAGTCAGATCGGCCTATTCAGAGATCAACCTCCTCTCTTTGGTTGTTTCGGCTGAACTAAGCACACCTAACCCCTGCGCGGGTGAGATAACTCTTGGACTACTCGACATGGAGAGTACGTTGTACCAAGGAGATTTAGGGTACGGAGTCTGCTTGCCTACTGAAACCTTTTTGTATAAGGACGAATTATGAATTGTGCGTCTTTCGTTTTCAATGCTACTGGAAAGCAGACAAGCCAATTAAAGGGGTCTGCTTTTGAGTCCATGGCAGAATTATCAGACTCTACTTTCCTTGCAAATAAAAATGGGTTGTTCACCCTTACTGGAACACTGGACAACGGGGCTGTGATCCCATCAAAGATTAGATTAGCTAAAACGGATTTTGGTATCCAGAATGAAAAAAGGCTATACGCCTTATACATCTGGATGCAGATAAGTAAGCCCTTAACAATTGAGGTGCAGTCCGACGAGGTAACACACAAAGTTGATGTTCCCAGTGAGGACGTGTCCAGGGTCGTCCGTTATCGGGTTCGATTCCCCCGGACTCTGAAGGGCCGATACTTTACTATATCATTCTCTTCTCCCTCGGGGGTTTTCGTTCTTGACTCCATAGATGCCGAAGTAACTGTGCTGCACTCAGGACATGCTTGATAAATTTGATATGCCGATCAGGATTTCGGCCATTGACTATGTTGGGACATATAATGAAAACGCTGCGGTGTACAGGGGCCGCGCTCTTTCGGAATTAAAAATCCTTTATTCTCAAATGCAGTTCCAGTCTCTAACGCAGTATAAGAGGACTGTGAATATCGGAGATAACGTAGTAATTGAATGCCATATTTCCTTTGGAGCCGCCTTCGCCACTATAACTGTAGGCGCAGGAGGTGGGCATGTCAGCAGAGAAAAAGAGTGCTTCTGTTCCACTTTTGGTATAGCCGCTGGGCGCATCGTAACCTTAAAAGATGAAATACCTGAGTACGAATCAATTGTACTATGCTACCCTGAAGATGGTTCGTACAGAGCGGATGTTCATATCTGTCAGCAAGCAGCCCAAGGGAACCCACGACTTGTTGAGACTGCGGATGTCTATGAGTCCGCAGGTAAAAGCAGCAGGAGCGGCACAAGATCACAGAATATAGATTTCTCCGTCAACAGCGTAATCTTGAACGTTCCTTACACTGACAGATATAAGCATGAGCCGGGGGATGAGGTGCTAGTCCTTGTGGCTCCTCTGGTTCTATACGAACCAGAGGGGGTACAGGTCGCTATGTATGGAGGGACTTATCAGCAAAGGAATGGTGCATGGAGTCCTGAGATAAACAAGAGAAGAATAGTTTCAGGATTCTACACAAAAGCTGAAAAAGAAACTGATGCCCCTATCAGCACAAGCTATGAAAAATCTTCAGGATTAACAGGTGCCATTATGAAAGACAGAGCATTATGGAAAGATGATACTAAGTTTTGCCCCTTTAGGATTCTCCCTTTATCCGTTCCTTCTTGCTTCTCCTTCTGAAAATGGCCTTTACACCAATACAAGTTTATTACCTCAATAGGTTAAACATTATAAGGGAGAACCCCAGTGGTTATGCAACCTCCCTGGGTATTGATTTGAATGAAGGTCTCGCTCCCGGCACTATTTCTATAGACCCTAAACCTCCTTTGAGACTGGAAACTCTTCTTACATCAATGGCTGATGCTCATTCACAGGAGATGCTTGATCTTGACTTCTATAGCCATGTTTCACCTACCACTGGAGGAACCTTAGACAGGTACGATAACTCTGCTTATAACTACATTGCTTATGGAGAGAACCTGGGCATCGTCCCCTCCGATAGTGTTTTAGATCAGTATTACGCTGCAAACCTTATGATTGAAGCTCTCTTCATTGATGATGGGGTAGTTGGTCGAGGGCATAGAACGACCATGCTTAACCCTTCTTATCGGGACTTTGGAGTGGGTCATAAGATCGGAGAATGGAGCGGATTCACTAACACACATATCCTGTCAATGGAGTTTGGCCTTAGCTCTGATTCAACAACAGATGTCATTGGTTTCGTCTTAGAGGATCAAAACTCCAATGGGTTCTTTGATACCGGCGAGGGCATAAGTGGCATTGAAGTAGAGGCGTTTAATTCAGAAAACCTTTCAATGGGGTCAGTTTTCAGTGATACCAATGGCTACTATGACTTCCCCTTGATTGCTGGTACCTATACGCTAAAAGCATACACCCCAGATCACAGCGTAGAGCAAGTCGTCGTCTTAACCACAGAAAATCAGTATATGCCTTTATTCTGGGATTCTGTAGAGACTGAAGCCCCAGTAGTTTCATTCTCTGCTAATAAAACTGACTTTATAGCAAATCTTCCGTACACGAGTTTGCTAAACCCAGTGAATGTTGATAGCAGTGTAAGTACAAACCCACTGGTGCTTACTTGGGCCGTTGAGAAAGCCAATAGAGTTACAATCGGAAAATCTAATGTTGGCTTTTCAGGGACATTGACCTTAGAAGAATTCTCGGCCCTTTCATTCGTTCTTGAAGCCTATGGCCCCGCCGGGTACACTAAATCAACCATAAACCTGACTCCCAGGTTGTTCCAGAAGTTTAATTCGGTATTCTCATGACTACATCAATCTTTGGAAACCATGTCATCTTTGGGCCTTCTAACGGTCGTCGGATGATTATAAACTACCCTCCAGGCATGTATGTCAGGATAGCAGAGGTTATCCGGGTATCTTTCTCTTCAAGAGAGCTAGATATAAGGTTTCTCGACGGGGCTGTTGATGACTTGTCAATATACCGTGCAGAAGCCCTTTTTGGCAGTTATGCTATTCCAGTTATAACCGAGGGTTCCACGAGTTACATAGAATGCCCATCACCTTCTGCTGCGGTGATCGGAAAAGGTGAT